GCCCAAAAAAGAAATTGTTTGAGAGGCGTTTTGAGAAGCTCAATCTGTTTGTTGAGGGTCCACTCAACATTAGCTTCTCCACTCGGGAATATTTCTAAAAATGCTTCAATCCCGAGGGGACACGCCCTCAGTTTTTTCAATTCTTCGATGTTTATGTTTATTTTCATGTTCATTATTCTCCTCTTCTGATTGTTTCTTCCTGATCGTACCATTTCGCGGGGTGCTGTGGAACTTTTATTCATTCCTGTGCGGCCCTCATGAATCAGTATCTATATAGTACGATCTGGCCATGTTTTTGTCAAGAGTTTTTATAAAAACTTTATAGAAACTTTATAAAGTTGACAAGATTTGACTGCGATGCTATTGTAAGATCATGAACAATAAAGAGAAAGAAATATACAGGGAAACGGTTGAAAAGGTAGCAGCTGCTACCGGGTTTGCCATCGTTTGCATCGAAGATTCTATTGAAACTTTGGCGGAAAGGTTTCGTGTAGCAAAAGAAGATAATAATAAAAAAGGAGAGACGATGGCGATCAATTACTATGGACAAGCAGAACAGGATATGATAGTCACAATGACGGGGAAAAAAGGGCAGTACCCCATTCAGGAAGCGATGCTGAAGAGGATTAAAGAAGAAGGTCACGCCGGTGACATGACGCGATATATAATGGAGTGTATTGCGTTTTATGAAAAACGTAAAAAAACCTATGGCAAAGGTCGGCAAAGTGACGGATGCGGTTTAGTCACTAAACCGCATCCGTCGTAGGCTGGCTATCGCATCCCGTAAAGCCCTTTCAGGTACGCGGTGTTTTGCGCGATCTCGCGAAGGGTTTTGTGCTCTGTATACATAAGAACACCGCCGATTTCCCCTTCAAAATCCGTGTCCGAAATGTCGACATCCGAGGCTAACACCCCCGTGCTATCCGTACAGGTTAAAATTTGCCATACGTTCGTAGTGACTGCGGAGCTTGCAACCTGGTTTATGTAGGTGTTCGCGAACCCTCCGCAGGCGAGCACTCCGGCAGTGATGGTCATTTTGTTGGTGCCGTCCAGGTCTATGATTTCTTCAGTTGCCGTATCTGGTTTCAATACAGCGACAACAGTCTTAACCGTTTTCGCAATATTGCCAACGGCCACAGTCGTCAACGCCCCGTCGAATTCAATCCCTATCCCGTGTCGGAAACCACCAGCACCAGGCGTCAACGTGCCATCGTTCCCGTTACCTGTGGTGTCTGCTGCTGTACCATTAAGATAATTTTGGTACAGCACAAGCCCATCTCGCACAAGCCCAGAATAGAATTGATCCTCGTTCAGCAAGGAGACTTCTTCGGCAGTGAGGGCGCGATTGAATATGGTGATCCCGGCGACATCGCCTACAAAATCACTTGCATCCCCGATAAGAATGTTTTCTTTTGCCACCCCTCCTGCCGCCGGAGAATTATCACTACCCACGAAAACTCCATCCGCATAGAGATTAGCTATTGCTCCATTATTACTCAAGATGTAATAATGGATTTTATAGTCGCTAGGGGTTGGAATTGAGATCAGTGTTTGCCAAGAACTCCCTTGGAGGAAGAGCAAATTACCTCCAAACGTAGAAATTGCGATGTCCGAGAAAGGCCCCCCACTGATCGGAGACGATATGATGACTTGCCCATCGCCGACCCCCGCCAAGGAGAAAAATATAGAAAAAGAAATATTATCCCATCCCGGCATTTTCGCCACGGTTTCGATTTGAGACGAAGCATCGAAAGACCACACCCCCTCCGCTGCCGTTGCTCCAGTAATTGTTCCCCCCAACTTTTCGACAGAGAACGCATCGCGGCCCAAAACCCATACCTGGCTACGGTTGAGGATCTCTACAGGTTGGACTGCGGTTTCTGCAAAGGCAGAGCCGACCAACATGCAAAAAACGCAGAATGCAACAAGTATCTTTCTCATAATTATTCCCCTACCAAAATGGCCTTAAACTCGTTAAACGTCCGTTCCGCATCATATCCGTCAGCCCAATACACGACGCCGGCCAGAACAACGTTGAATTGTGTGTTTGTCAGGGCCGCAAACATCAGAGCATATTTTGACTCCGGAAAAAAATCATTGTATTCCGAGAAAAGCGCGGCCTGCCAGGCGGTTACTCCAATGCCCGGAGAACCGATAACTAACGCCCGCGCCCGCGTTTCCACCCGCTTTGTAAAGTCACGTGTCACCTTGCAAAGTTCGATGCTTGTGCCCTCAGCCCTAAAGATGGCGCTACAATCGCCGTAATATGTCTCAAGGTGCCCGTATGCTGTGGCGAGTTCATTGACGCTGTATACGGGCATTATGGCTGTGTCTGGCCGGTCAAACAATGCGCCGAACGTGAGAACTGGCACACACATCAAGACTATCAATAGTTTTTTCATTCGGTTGCCTCCCTGTGTAATTCTTGCGTAATTTCTTCTGACAATGCGGTGGTGATCCCTCGCGTCTTGAACTCCGTTTCTACTCCGAATACTGAAAGGATCTCGCTTGATACTTCCATCGCAATGGATACGCATTGCCGGATATGGCCAATGAATTCTTCCCCTTCGCTCGGTTCGCTTCCGGACATTATCAATTTGGCGATAATTTTAACAACTTTTTTGAGATTATTCATAATTAATACCCCTTCGTGATATAGGCCGCGTCAATCGTAGCCGTACCGGCACCGATCCCGCCCACCTTAATTTGAAATTGGATGTACGGAATCACATTTTCACATGGAATCTCGACAACATATAGCCCATCAGCATCGGCGTTGAACTGATAGTACTGAGCGTCAAGCCCAACCACACCAGCCGCATTAGTTTTTTCAACGAAATTATATTCCTCAGCACCTGCGCTGGTATGTTTGGCAAGCGCTCGGAATTCTGGATCGGTAGAATCACTAATATTGACCGTCCACCATACGGCCTGATTCTGGAACGCAGTACAGGACACCTCCGCGCCATAGTCAACCCATGACGCTGTGAAAAGCTGGACGCCCCCCAACACCACAGCGTCAGTATAGCGAGAGTAATCAGGCGTCAAGTTTATCCCGTTATACGCATTGTTGGTTGCGTCAAACGCTTTCGTATCGCCGTTCAGGCCGACCTCGTACACATCCCCTGCCGTAAAAGGTGCCGTTACCCCTGCGATAGTGAGCACGTCGGCGGCTTCGCGGATGGTGATCTCGTCTACCCCTTGAACGTACACCGCAGTCGAGCCGCTGGCCGGCACTACAACGATGTAACGTACCTGCGAATCATCCGTGATTGTGGGCGCACCCGTCAGGGTGATTGTCAGCCCGCTTGTGTAGGCAACCTGAAAGTCATCAGGGCTTGTGTATTCAGCATCGAGTGTCGGAAAACCGCCTGTGACTTCCACCGCATCAAGTGTGGAATTAAATGCCTTCGTTGCGCCGTTGATGCCAACTTCGTAGGCATCCCCCGTTACGAATGGCGCTACCCCCGCTCCGTAAATCGTGATGACGTTTGCAGAATGGCGCATCGTGAAGCCGCCAGAGCCATTGACGTACACTTTCCCTTCCGAGCCAACAGCTACTGGGATCACCTTAATGTAGACGATCTGTGCATCATCGGTGAGCGTTAGGGAGTCTGGCAACCCTGACAAAGTAAGTGTAATCCCGCTCGTGAAGACTGCGGTAAAGTCAGAGGGTGACTTGTAATCCGCAATCGTGGAAGGGCTTCCGAATGCGGTGATCTGATTACCATCCGCATCCAAAACAGATACCTGTTTTGCTCCTAACGTATCCTCATGCTCCAAGTTATCAATAATTACAGAAGACCCGTAATTATTTGCCTGATTCGCGCCAAACGCGCCAAACGCGATGACCTGCAAACACAATAAGACTATCAATATTTTTTTCATGATAAAAATTCTCCTGTTGAGATTACGTGCTATGCAAAAACCGCTCGGTGTCTCCGGACCTCTGCTCATTTTTTTCAGCCCGTTTTTCCAAAACGGTATAAATTCTTTGTTGCCGCTCGTCAAATCCATCAAAACGCTCGTTGACGCCATCGACAACCTTATCAAAATACATCCTATCGTCAAGATGATTCGCGAAAACCCGGTCAAACGAGTTCGCGAACGTCTCCGCAATTTCGTTGAGCTTTGCTGATATTTTTTCTTCCACTCTTGTCCGGTTTTTCTGCTCCAGCAGATACGCTTGAAAAAGCGTGCTCACCAGAATAATAATCGCCGGGATGGTAATCACCGGCCATACATCTTGTATTCGTTGGATCTGGTCTTCCGGTAACTTCAACACGACGACCGTAATGCTAACGAGCACGGATAAAGCCCCGTACACGCCCTTATGCTTGTCGAAATCAATAATACTCTTGACGCCTTCGGTTGACATTATTCGTCACCCCGCAACGCGCGGGGCTGAATATCTTTTGGAAATGACAGCCCGCGTTCTTGCATCAATTCTGTAATCTTTATTTGCGCTTCGGCTACTGTGACGGCTGCGACTGTGTATTGGTGGCAGAGCCGGTCAACCGCTGTGAACGTGACTAGTCTTTTTTCGGGTTCCACTATCTTCGTTTTTTTCATAGCTATTTTGATCCTATTAGCCGGCTTCCAATTGTGTCAATTTGGTAATGTACACCGTACGTTGTGACTATTACGTCGCCGGCATCACCACCTGTACGGGCCAACGTCAAAGCCAATTGCGCTCCCAATTCTGCCGAACCGGCGAACCCCGTTGCATCCGTTACAAAGAATTCGTATGGATTCGCCGTAAGCTCGGCGCTTGTGGCTGTAAGAGCAACACTCCCGTTTGTCACCGCGCCATTGTCGCGAAGCTCCCAATAGACAGTGAATGTTACTCCTGTAGTGCCAACGGATTCGCCAGACTTGATAAACAAATGTAAATGGGGGATCAGGTTGGTTGATAACGCCGCGTTGTGTGGGACCTCCTGAGTCGAGCCAACAAGCTCGTTATTTGAGCTGTCAAACTCTCTATAAATGACATTATTGATAACCACGAACGCGGGGACGGTTTGCGCATTACCACCGGATGCACCAGGCGCAAAGTTGAGATCTTCCCAAACTGTGGTGGAAAGTTCCAGCGTTTTCCCGGTGCCACAATATAAGGTTAGGTCTGTAGGGATATTCTGATCAGTATCTATATATGCTATAGTCCCATTATGCCCCATCGTCATGTCTTGCCCCGCACCAAACCGGATGACCGCGAGATCACTGGACAAAATGACGTCTCCGCTAGTCTCTATCTCTGTGGCGGGGACCACCCCGCCAATGTTCCCAGGAGTGCCGACAATCCCCGCCTTAATCTCGCTATATGCTGCCTGATACGGGTTTGACGTACCGGCTTCACTCCCAACGATGTCCATGTCGGAAGCTTCCAGGTCAGCAGCACCGCGAACCGTAATTCCTACGCCGTCCGGATAACTAGCCATTAAAAATACCCTCCTATGTATACCGGATCTTCACCGATAAAAACTTGATCCACACCGATAAAAATCGCGCCAATCCCTAAAAAATCAATATATTCCAGACTTTGCGCCGTAAATGATGTTGTGAAATTATCAAGGTTTTGCGTCTTTTCGCGCAACTCATACACAACATTTTGTAATATCTCATTATCTGTATCTCGTACCAACCCGACCGTCGCCTGTATTTGATCGCCGAGTTCAAGTGGGGCAAATTTAAAATCTTGCCCCTGGTAAATCAACATGTTTTTCGAATCGCTATACAGACCAAGTAACATGGCCTGTATGAGTGTAATATTTTTTGTTTTCCGGCCCCAATCAAAATCAAACGTTTTTGTAAGATCCCCGTATTGGGCTATGCTATCAGCATCAATAGCATTCGCACTATCATCTGTCCGGAAATAACTGCTTTCGCCACCATTTTTGAAACGTCGGTCAATTTGCGTGTATGCAATCGCGTAATTGATGATGATGTGATTAAATATATTCTCGACATCGCGTGAAATCCTAATATTTAACCGTTCATATTCTGCCAAAATCTCCTGTACATTTTCTTCTGTTTTTGCAGACTGCAAAGACACCTCAACCTCTCCGTCTGTTCCAAATCGGAACGTCCCCAGGAACGAGGCTAACATAGTTTTGAGCCAAAAACCTAAAGCTTGATTAGCCTGAATTACTCCGGCTCCCGCGTACCCCTGCATATCAGCTAATGCCCCGGCTTGCGCGAATGTCGTAGGGTCTTGTTTCCATCCAGCGCCGCCCAAAAGGTCAGAGGCATAATCCATCCAATCAGAAACAATGTCAATCGGGTTGGTGATGAGCACACCAGCATCATCCTTGCCCTTCATCCGTACAGTTATGTCATCGTCACCCTGGCTGGCCGCGAACGTGATTATGGCGACGTCCCCTTGACTCTCATAGTCGTCTGACTCATCAAACGTATATCCGGATGTCTGCAATATCCCTGCAACGTATACCGATACGACATTTCCATTTGCTACGCTCAAAACAGGCCACCCCGCCGCACAATAGACATAACTGGCGCTATCAATAAGCGGGCATACCCAAACACCAGCGTCGGAATTTTCGGTCATGTCGCCATAGGGCAAAGGCAATATGAGATTCTGTTGATTGTTGCCAGGGGTGCTATAATTTCCAGCAGTCGGAAGCGTGATTTCTTCGAAGGCAGTTGTCTCTGTGTATTCGGAGGCATCGCTTGTGATCTCATCGATGGTCCCGTACTCTTCCCAATACCCGTCGTCAAGATCAATACACAGGCTCCCTATCAAGTCGGGAAAGCAAGCAGACGCAGGTAAACCATTGTTGGCTAATAGAAATGTTTCATTGTGACTGATTGACCGTACAGAGCCTGGGAAATAATCAGCAACGATCAGGGTATCATTTGATCCGTTGTCTGAAAAGTCTGGAAGCGGCCCCCATGCGCTAAGGGTTTGAATGCGGCTATTCCATTGGTCCGTCACATAGATTTGATTAATCGTTTTGTCCAGAAATAGCCGTTCTGGTGAATCAAATTGTCCATCCCCGCTCCCGTGTATGCCAAACGTAGCAATAAATGTGCCATCAGGTTCATAAACGGTAACTCCATCAGTGACCCCTAAACTATCTATATGGACGCCATAAATAGAGCCATCCGAGCCTATAGCGACATCTTGCACTTCATATGTCGTCGCAAAAGATAGCAGGAACCCACCCAGATCGTCATATTTCTTAATGGTTTTGTCTGTTCGCGTCGAGATATAGACATTATCAGAATCATCAACAGTAATCCCTCCTAAAGATCCAAGAGTAAAAGTGATCAAAATATTGGCAAGGATGCTCCCTGTTGACGTGAATTTTTTAAGCCGGTCATTACCTGCATCGCCTACCCACACATTCCCAGCAGAATCAACCGCAACGTCGGAAGGTTCGCTAACACCACCCCACTGACCAAGATAGCTGCCGCCAGAGTTAAAATATTGGATTCTATCGTTGATGGTATCTGCCACATAAATTTGTCCACTTGAATTCACATCTACGCCACGCGGGAATGCAAATTCACCGTCACCCGTCCCCCCACTCCCAAAGCTCCGTAAAACGACCCCTGCTGTATCGGTGATACTGATAGTATTGAGATTCCCGTTTATAAATATCAGTTCATCACTCAGGTTTTTTGTAATACCTGTAGGTCTGCCTGCTGTTGAGAATTGCGAAATATATTCAATGTCTCCCATAGGGATATTCTCCGTGTAGCAGTTTCCAACCCCATCACAAATCGTAACCTCACCATCATCAGCATTGAAAAAAATTGTGATAGCCCAATAACCAGCAGTCACGACATAATCCGTCGTGATCGTGACGTATTCCGGGGTTGCCGTATCCACATCACCAGTATATTGAAGATAGAGATGCCCGGTAGCATCAAGCCCGACTTCCCACCTATTATTGTTATACGCTGCATTTTCAATTGCCCAAATGATCTGGGCCTGCAACGGATCGTCTAAAAGCACTCCAAACGTTTCCGACCATGATTCATCATCATAAAAAACGTCGTCCAACTCGCTGTATGTGTAAGTGCCTTCGGCCCCTCTGTCAGGGGTCCCATCGTTCGTCATCACATACGTTTTGGTCGTATCGATGGTAGGGTCGGCCGGAGTGGATGGGATTACGGTCTGATCTGCATTAATGACAAAATCAAGATAGTCAAAATTGTAAGAAGTGTTTTTCCCCGTGAAAAACACGATAAAATCGTCATAGTCGAAATCAGGCCAATCGAAGCCCTGACGTAATACTAGAGTCCCGTTAATAATCTGCTCACGCGCGGCCAACTCCGTGAAAAATTCATCCGCGTTGTCGAGCGTGAGCGTATAGTTTTCCATCTGCTTTTCCGTAAGGGAAAGCCCCACATTATCGCTTTCTTCCGAGAGGGCCTGACGAAAATCGCCAAACGCCTTCACGCGGCCTGCCCATTCTATGACGCCTCCGGACGTGACGCCCGTCTCAACAACATGGGCTTCCAATGGAGTTTCTTTCCCGAACGCACGTAGGGCCTGCGTAGTTCCGACGAACGCATGAATGATCGGCTTCGCACCTGCCTGCCTTGCTGCGTTGTAGCGTTCGGTGGTGGCTCTCATACTTTGACAGCCTCACTCAAAAGCATGGTGGTTCCTGAATTGAGCAAATACGAACGGAATACCCTCTGCCATTGGTCTATATTGTGCCAATTCATCAGGCGCAGTGTTTCTGGTTGGTCGAAGTATTCATGTACCCAGAGGGGCATTATTCGTTTCGTCAAAAGGTTGGCAAGCCCCTCCTGTATCTCAATAAGCGTATCAATATCATCGTTTGAAAACAATTCACCAAAGATTAACGATAGATCTTTCTGATAGGCGTACAGGTAGCGGCGCAATATACCCGGTTCACTCTCGTTCCCTTGCATCTTCAGCCCTGGCGTTTCGCTGCTGCCCCATACGGCGTTGCATTGGTCAAATGCAGCGTAGACGCTGTGCATGATGTTTGACACCTTGATATAGCCGTCTGGGTTTGTGGGATCTTCTATCAGCCACCGTTTATACTGGTACGTTTGATCAAGATAGAGATAGAGAGGATCTGTGATGGCTGAAAACACATTTTCATACGATGGGGATCCCCATGAATCGGTAGCGTTCGCCTGGAAAGTGACGGTGGCCGCATCGGAAATATTATGATCGTGCAGCAAAACGGCAGTGACATTTTCAGCTGCACCGGAATTGACAACGATAGTCTCCGCAGTGTCTCCGGTTGTTTTTATACAGGTGTTACGGTCACGATCAAGCATCTTTCCAGCGCCATACGTCGCGCAGGTTTCAAATGTCCATGTGTCATCCACCGCAAAATCTGTGCCAACATTGCCGACAAATGACAATTCAATGTCAGTGCCCAAACCATCAGAACTAAGGGCGATTAGGGGCGTGGTGGCTGTCAAGACGCCTGTTTGCTCCCACGTACTCGCCGCCGTCGCGCTTGTGCGCCATTTGAATGTGGCTTGTCCAACGTCCGTCCCCCCGGCGATACTATCACACACAATTGTATACATCAGATCCGCCGTCCCTGCATACGGACCTGTTGCTGCCATTGTAGCCACGCCAGAACCGGTTTTCTTGACGCCGGAAATAAACCCGGTGGCCTGGGAAGATAGGGTAATATCAGCTGCGCTATCAATCAGATTCTCATAGATGAGCCGTAATTCACCGTACATTTAGACAGACCTCGCTGTGAGTTTGCTTTGTGCCCGTGTGACTTCCCGCACCACGCGTTGACTTGAGCTATTATCAGTTATCAGCATGTTGCTGCTCAATACAATATTAGTCGTTTGTCCTCCGGGTGATGGCTGACTCGTCAACCCGTTTTGTGATGAGTTCCCGAGTGTTGACTGCGTGCTGCGTGTCGGTGTGCGGCCCGGTTGTTGTCTTTGGGGCGGGGGCGGTCTGCGGCCGGCGGCGGCGGCAGCCGCCGGCTTAAACAATTGGGCTGTCTGCTTTGCGCCCTCTAATGCTTTGTTGACAGCATCCATCGACTCTTTAGCCTGCTGGCTATTGGCTGTATCCAGAAAGGCTTGATCCTCCCCGATGATATTTGTTCCACCGCCTTTCATGTTTTTTATCTTATTAGCTCGGTTTAGGTTTCTCTGGTTCTCTTCCATTGCTGCTAAATCGACGGCTGATGAGAGATTCCCAACAGCGGCAGCCATCCCGTTCATTTCACCTGTGGTGCTTTTGTATGACTGCGCCGTCTGCACGAGCATTGCATTGAGTTCTGACACCGCAACTGCCTGCTCTCCGATTGCTGACGTTCCTTTACGCACAGAAACTTCCACCCCGTTAACTGTTTGCTTCATTTTCTCAAATGTCTGCCCATTGACGGTATCCACCAACTTAATTATGGGAGTAAGATCCCCTACCGATGCGCCTAACTTATCCATCGCGCCCACGGCTTCGGCTCCCATTGTGATCGTGTCCGGAAGAAGAGAATTACCGACCATCTCGTTATCCGCTTCTTTCGTGGCCGCTGCTATTCCCTCCATTCTTTTTTGCAGGGCAAGCATTTTTTCAAGCGCGTCAGGAGCATCCGCTGAGATTCCTTGCATAAAATCCTTGTTGAGTTCCTTCGCTCCGAACACAGCGTCTTTCAGCGTACCAAAACCTTCGATGGTGGCGTTTATTGCATCGCCTACCTGTGTAATAGCCTCGCCAATCTCGATAAACGCATCGAAAAACGCTTTTGTGGCTTCAGAGTTTTGCATTGCCTCCATTAAGCTATCATAGCCACCCTTTAGCGTTTTGACGGTATCAGCAAGGAATTCAAAAGTCTTTAACGCTGCTTCAACCGCGATTTTGACTCCTTCCCATACAGAAACCCAATCTACACCCTGAAACCATGTGTTAAGTTCTTTGAGCGTTTCAAAGAACTCCCCTGCTGCTTGTTTGATGCTTACAAAAACTTCTGACAGGTCAATGCCCTGCAAAAATTCAGTAAATTCCAGAAACCGATCGTGCATGTCGTTGAAAAAAGTATTGAAGTCAAACCCCTCTAAAAACGCGGTAGCCTGAGTCAGCATGTTCATGAAGAGCAGCCGCGCATTTTCGGCCATGCGGGGGAGAAGAGCGTTGACAAGTTCGCTCGAATCCAACCATGCAAACATCCCCTTCATAATGGGGTTGATTCCTTCTTGCAACACGGATGTAAGTGCTGTAAGGATAGGCCCGCCGAGGAGCTTTTGAGAATTGTCGATGGTGTTTCCAAAGGTTTCCCATTGCTTCGTCAACGTCCCCATTGCAATGGCAAATTCTTTATCAAGGGATTCATTGACGGCCATATCATCGTTCAGAAGCAACATTGCCTTGTCAACTTCCCCAATGGCAAGCGACATTTTCTTTAAGAGTTCGTTCGCTCGTACGCCGCGTAAACCCATGTCTGACAGTGCTTGATTTAGTGCAATCGGGCCTTCAGCATCGCCGATCTCTTTGAGGCGTTCGACTATCATTTTGAACGCTTCAAGCGGGTTATCTTCAATGCTTTTACGGAGTCTCTGGGAATCTATGTCGAGGATTTCTGCAAATTTACTATAGTCGGTTGACATCTTTTGGATGATTTGTGCCATCCCAGAGCCAACCGTGCCAAACCTCTTTTCAACCGTTGCCATCCCCGCTGACAGCGCAAGGAATTGATTTTTTGTGAAGTTCGCCGTTGCCGCCGTGCCCGCCCATGCAGAAGCAACCTTTAGAATCTGATTATGGGTGGCGTTCATATTGTTTCCCAGGATATTGATCCGGTTTCCAAGATCCTTTGTCGCCGTTCCCATATCAGATGTCGCAGTTTTGTAAAGTATGAGGATTGCCGGAATCTTTGAAGCTGCCTGTGTCATCGCGATGTCGGTGGCGACTCCGATTTTCACAATGGCATCGCTAAAAGCTTTTACATTTTCAACGCCACGAATTCCTAAAGTTCCGGCGATACCTACGATCTCAGCTATTTTATCAGCCGCCACGCCGCCCAATTCGGTACCAAGTCGTAGAATTTCACGTCCGAAATTAGCGGTTTCTTTAGCCGAAAGACTCATTGTCCGACGTGCGACGATTAACGCATCTTCAAATTTTCGCGCCTCATTGACGGTATCAACAAACGCATCACTCAGGAATTTCAGAGATTTCTCGCCAGCGGCAGCAAGGGTTTTAAATGCAGCTACCCCCACTTTCGCAATTGCACTAAAGGCAGTTGCCCCGATTTTCTCAAAACTCTCGAAGTTTTTTTTGAGTTTGTCAAGCCGCTTATCCCAGGCAGACGCACCTTTAACGCCTTGCTTATCTTTCCAGACAAGTTCAAAAATTAGGGTGTCGGTTGTTGTCGCCATTATCCCCTCAAAAACGCATTGCGAAATATCTTCATCATTGCCAAAATCTCTTTTGGTAGAAACTTAACGTATGCCCTGACAGGAAGCTTGCTTGTGCCGTACTGTTGAAAGATACCGTATTCAGGCCCAAAAATACGATCACTGTGGATATGTCCGTTATGGTCCCAAGTCAGGGCGGAAGTTTCCGCCCTGGTACGCATCCGGCCTGTCTTGTTTTCAATCGGCCATTCATACGTCATGGTCCGCTTCTGCCACTTCGGGGCCCGCCCACCATCGTCAACATTTTTTGAAATGCTGGTAGATGCCAGTACACCTACCTTATTGTAGAGCTTCGGATCTTGCGCGGAAAACTCACGCGCCCGCGCCTGCATGTCCTTCCTGGCATTTGTAAACCCCTTTGTCGGCATATTTAGAAACCATCTCGTGTATCGTAGTTAATCGCTCGAAAGCATACAGGAACGGTATGTCATGAGCTTCGCAAATCTTACTAATTAAGATGTGATCGAGGGTGGTTTGTGACGTGGAGTATGGCGCGACAACGCTATACAGTTCTATCCATGCCGCTTGGCATGGAGTAAGGAAACGCGGGTCGCCATGCTTATCGCAAGAAACAGGCCCCATTAGGGCAGCCCGTTTGATTGCGTTCGGCTCGTTTTTTATGGCAAATTCTTTGCACTCAGAGCAAATTTCACTCCGCCCTTGTTGGTCCCACGCCACAAACCTTTTTAGTTTTTTTCATCTTCCTCATCTTCTTGCGCCTTAAAATTTTCTCCGGACTGAAAAAAATCATACAGCTTTTCGGCTGTAAGTTTCGCGAATGCCGGGAAGCGCCGCAGGAGTGCAAATAACACATCCTTATTATGCGTGTCAAATACATCTCCTGAACTTGATATGTATGCTTTTTGCAAAATCATCACACAATATTGATACGGGTCAACCATCGGTTTAGTTTCGGTACGGTCCCCGCGTGTAATGTATCTGGCGTTATTGTACTTCTTCCGTGCCTTTTTCGCGATCTCTCGGATTTCTCCGGACACTGCGATGACGAGAAGCAGGGGGACTGATACGCCCTGATCCTTGAACCCTTCCAAAATGAATTCATGCTCATCATCTTCTGGCGACATAAGATTTTCTGCGTTAAAAAGTGCCATATTGCTCCTTTTATGCTGTTTGAAATGATGAGATAACTACTTCATGGTCATTACCCATAACGGCATCTTTGACTGCTTGCATCGTGACGCCTGTACGCATAAGCGCGTCTGTCGTCAGCGAAAATTCCGTATTGACCTTATTCCGGATGTACAGGCAAACAATGTACTGCCACCAAACACCGAATCCGAGAATACGATCTGTAGAGAGCTCCCGATTGCGCCATCTCGAAGATTCAGATCTTGCCATGACAGAAAATACGGCGTCGGCGTGAATGTTACGGTTCGCTCCAACTTTTTGCGGCCTGCATATCCAGAACTAGCGAAGATACACTTCAGCGTTTCGTCCGGAAGCTCAATCGCCAATTCCATTGAATCGCCGAGGTTCGCATTGCAATTTGTCCGGAGAATGTATACAGTATCACTGGCCGATGCGGCCACAGAAACCGAAGCATGGTCCAATGTAATATTTGAGCCAGCATTCCCCGTAACACCCGTAATGGCGACTGTTTCAAAAACAGAGGAGCCAACGTCAATCTGAATCTTGTCACCAATCGCCACCTCATACGCGGGGGTGGTCAGAATGGTTTCTATCTATGTCGGTGTCCCGGAAGCCACCCCGGTAAAACGGGCGAAACCCGTCACGCCGAGGCACATCATCGGTTTAGTGGTATCATCGTAAACCGGCGTCACACCTTCGGCGGCATAATCCGACACTGGCGCGTTGATTCCCTTGTTGATAAATGTCATCGGGACGATCTGACCTACTGCCATGACCATATTCAGGGCGGTAGCAAGCACACCAGAGTATTCAAGCCGCTTCGGGCCTTGAAAATGCGTAAATGATGTGAACCCTGGGTGTAGAGTGCTCGAAAGCATCCAATCTATCCCGGCCAAAAATGTGTCATCGTCTGCCGGTGTGCTGGAAAGCGGGACGTCAAGCTGTATCTCTCCGCCCGCTTCTAACACGACGGCACGTACCTCCCCTTGTGTCGGAAAATAAATCTGTGACCCCGGAGTCAAATCGCCGCCCCCGCTTTTGACCTGGATGACATCGGTGGTACAGAGGGCATCGCAAACGCCATCCGTATCCTCATTTTGAATTCCGAAGAGAGACTCCATCAATATTGACCATGCCGGTTCAGCCAATGTTCCCTGCCCAACTAAAATCGTGTTCGAGGTCGGCCCTATGTCCTCGGAATACATCCCCGGCACAGGGCTTTTTTTTGTGAGTGAACCGGTAATTAATGGGTTGACAACGGATTCCCTCTCAAGATTGAATTCGTTCCCATCGACTGAAATGGGGATAGCACCGGCTGCAAGTTCAGTGGCCGGAGTTCCAAACGTTGTTTCTCGTGCAAAACTTTGCACAGTGTCTTGAAATGCTGCTGGAATTTCTGACATTTGATAGCCTCCTTAATCGCATCGAATATCGATGTTCGTGTGAATAATTTCCAACGACGCGCCACCGAAAACCGGAACTGCAAAAGAAGGGGCGGCAGGGGTTGTGTAGCTTTTCTGAGGGGCGGCAACGGATTGTGACAACCCCAAATTGTTGTTAAAAAACAGATCTTCCATCAAATCGATCAATGTTGCAGAATCTTGGTTTTCAGTATCCCCGGCATTTTCAACCCAAAGGCTAAATCGGATTGGGTACTGTTTTTGAATCCATCCTGAGTTGCATGTGATTCTTTCCCCAGGTATCGGTAAAATATCAACCATCAACACAGATACCGCGTTGCCTATCTCTGGTGGTTCATCGGATTCCGTGTACTCCACGTAATAAGAATCAATATCTTCCAACGTGCCGCCTGTGGCCGTCTCTGTGGCCAAAATTACATTAACTGCCGCCAAAAGTGCCCGCGCAATATCTGCCATTAATTTGCGTCTCTCGGGTCTGGTAGTATCCATGTCGGCCGGACACTCGCATCAGCCGGATCAGCGTCGACGTCAAAATCTGAAGTTGTCGGCTCTGTCAAAAATTGATCAGTCACAGGTGCATTGACGCCCGGAATAGTCATCGTCCCGGCGACAATGCGATCTAACGTCGCATCAACCATCGCCTGGAAATTGGGTGGTGCCTTTGGTGCCAAATCCGGCCGGACTACTGAGAAACGATATATCGCAAGGTCGTTGCTCTGTGTTTGAACCATGGGCGGCACATCATCGGGGAGCAACCACGCATCAACGATGGTCTCTCCAAAAACCGGGACGAGCCGCCCGTAAATATACGCACCAGCGTAATCAATCCCAATCTGCACAGTCGCGGCATCAATTGTGCTACCATCATTTTTAGTATAGATAGTCAACCGTTTAGTAGAGATCTGGTTGACTATCGTTGCTTGAGTTGAGTACGCCGGTTTTGCCATTATTCGAGGTAGCTTCCTATGATGTGAAAGTCAGTCCCATCAGTCACGAGATGTACAGCTTCCAACGTTCCGTTAATCGTATACGTCGCCGCGCCGTCAATGGTTTCCGCGCCCTCCGTATCAATTACAATGTCGCTAGCATCGCCGGTTTTGATGTAAAAATGCCCTCCTGAACCGGGGACCGTGATCAAATCTGTCATCAAATGCAATGTGGCCGCTTCTCCGGCTGTTTGTATTACCATTCCCGCCTTGCCAGAGCTCGACAACGAATAACTCTGGTCAGTCGTTGTAACAATATTTGAGACATTCCAGCCATTCGTTGAAACGACATCATTTGTCACATCTACGGCAAACACATCAGTATCAACAGCAACATCTCCGGTAATGGTAGCCGTCCCGGTGACTGTAGCCGCCCCCACAAGCCCAATTTTGGTCTCTGTCAATGTCAACGTGTCGCTCGCTGTCACATTATCCAGCGTCGCGCCGCCTGTCAAAGTCCAGATCCCGGTGGAACCCATTGTCGCTTTAGTTGCTGCCGCTGCCCCGGCTGCCATTGTGCCGATTACGAACTCACCATCTTCTGAATCAAGCGTAACATCGCTCACCTGAAAACCAATATAGCCAATATCCTCATTATGGCTGGCTGTCGTTTCTTGTGTCCAGACCTCTTTCCATCCGATGCCATTAGCCGGGGCCCCAGATGTCGTGTGTGTCCCATCAATAAGCTCATGGAGGGTATTCGTCAGCGCGGATTCTTCCGAGACTGCCAATCCGGTAGTACTTGCAACCATCGCGATATTGATCGCCTCATCCCCGGTCGCGCCTGTATAAATGTGGGGAATAATCCCGCTCCATTCAATTGTACTCTGAGCGATGGGAGTCTGTGAAAAAACTCCAATCATCAACACAACACAGATCGCGACAATTCCAATCAAGTAATTTCGTTTCATTTTATTCCTCCTTATGCTCGTTCCCATTCCTGTACATCTGCCTGTTTCACGCCCAATTCTTTACACTTTTTTTTCATGAGTGAGACCGCCTCACTCATGAGGCCTGACTGTGGTTCGATAATATGATCTTTGCCTGCAACTTTCATACGCATTGCAAACCCACGCGATTTTGTCCCCTGTACTTTATTTTGCATTATGATTTCTCCCAGATTTTCACGTCTCCGCCCTTGCGGAAGTCGCGTCCATCTCGTTTGGCTTGTTGAATTGCTTCATGCGTAGCCTCTGTCATGCTACGCCCTTCCACTTTACGGCTTTCGCCGTTTGGATACTCCATGTGCATCACGAGACCACGACGGCCCCGTGATGAGGTTTTGGTGATAGATGCCATTAGTACAATGCGTCAATCCGGTATGCATAAGATTTTTCTTGCACCAGGAATTGATAGAAATCCCATGTTGCAATCTTTCTCATACCAACGCCGCCTTCCTCTTCGGATATGGTTTCGATGACATTCCAACCTTCTTGAGGCTCGCCTTTCCCGTCCGCCCGGGAGAAGAGATGCTTGATCCATTCGCCAATCATCTCCGATTTTGACGCCGATGGGTTAAAACGCCGCAATAAGGCTGTATCACCCCAGATTTCGGTAGAACCATTATCGGTTGGATCGGAGCTGTCATCGATAAAATCTCCGGCAGCAATATTGAAATACGTCATCCCGAAATACTTCCGCAGAAATTCTGTTGTTGGATTGGGGTCAACGGATGCACCACGATCCGGGCCAGATACCAAAGTACTGGCATTCAACGTCGCATTGGTTTCTGCGTAGATGCTGGCTGTCTCTGAGATGGTCATCGCATTGAGACCCCGAACGATAAGACGGCCTGCAGTAACATCATCTTTCATATTTGCCAACCCTGTTGAACTCCACGGAGTTACGGCATTGGCGTAATACGTCGCGCCTTCAAAATTACCATTCGTTGTGACTTGTGAATAGTAATCCTTTTCTTTGATCTTTTTCAGCCCCATACTGATAATATTCTGCATCTGCCGGATCATTGCAGCCCCGTTTTTCTTCCCATAGGCTTTTGACTGTCCGAGATCCCCTTTCCAATATTCGAAGGCATTTGAGATCCCTGTGATGTTGTAGTTTCTCAGAGCGTCCCCCACTGAAAAAGTCTTGGCGATGGTGGTATTCGCACTTACAGCATCGCGTTCTAAAATGTTTGCCCTCTGGTTCAATTCCCGGAATTGTCCATGTTGCAATTCCATTTCAATCGCCGGGCTGTTTTGATTATAGACGAGGTTAATGTCGACTTCTTGGTGTTCATAAGCCAACTTGCCTATGTCTGGCCGATTATACGTTAGCATTGCCATGATTTATTGCCCTCCTTATACGGCATAGTAGATGAGTTGAAAGTCATATTCGACCTCGCCACCAACTACCGCCTGCAAATTTTTGGGCCATCCGACGCACAAGTCTTTGTCTGTGTCGGCCGGGGTTATTGTTCCTGTAGCTGCCGGTTTAATCGGCACTGTCAAAGTTGTAATTGCTGCCGCGCATAAACCTACCATCGTCCCTTTGCTGTGAGAGACGCCCCGCGCGCCAAACTCCGAAATATCAAGATCGTCACTGACTGCGCCAACCGGCACCTCCCCTGATCCACACACTGCGCCGGCTCTGGTCACAAGTTGAGTTTCGGACACGTCTTCCGTAAAATCAATCGCCTCGTCCCCACTGTGATCAATCTTCCATCCTTTTTTCGTTGGCATGATTATTTGCCCTCCTTCGCAAGTTTCTGAGATTCGATCTCTTCCCAGGCGTCCCCATAATCCAGTTTCGGATCGGCAGCTTGCAACTCAGAGATCTTTTCTTCATCGGTTTTCGGTTTCTCGGTACCCGGCTTTTCAAAATGTCCGGCACCATCGGAACCAACCGGAACCGTCAGCCCTGCACCAGCCAATTCAATGATCTGCTCGTACCGTTTGGCTGCATGTTGGCGGTAAGTTTGTCCGGCTGCGAGTTCGACGAACCCGCTCCCAGTTAATTCAGCCCTTACAATATCGAGGAAGGCGGGTAAAACTACCGCAGGCTGACCGTCTACGTTCCGGATTCGACTCAATTCTGCAATGGTCTTGTCCGCGTCGTTGGCATCAACTTTCGCTTGAAGTTCAGCAAGAGCTTTGCGATCCGCTTTCGTCGCTGCCCGGATTGCGTCATCTTGTTTTTTCGCCGCCAGCTCGATTGCTGACAGCTCAGCGTTCTTCGCGGCTTCGATTGCGTCGGTTTTGGTCTTCTCCGCCAATTTCAGCGCATCCGCCTTGTCTTTCTCGGACGCGGCAACTTGCGTTTGCAATTCGGCGAGTTTTTTGGTTAATGTGGCTTGTGATTTTTGGAGTTCAGCCACATCAACCGGTTTTCCTTTTTCGTCGGCCATGATGTTCACTCCTTATGCAGGTTGGTCTGTCTGTATGATATAATGCGATTCATCCAACGCCGAAAACTCCACGAGGAGATCATCGGATTGCCCCGGAACCGCTGGCGGGGTAGCGTTATCAAGAAATGCTGTTGAAATGATGACTGGTAAGCGTTCTCCTGTTTCAGGGTGGTTCAACTCCAACACCTCAACCGATCTTTTTGGGAAATGACGCCGAATGATGTCGGCCACCACAGGTTCAATGCCTGAAAAATCTTCGTGTATCCATCCATTCTTCTGAGAAAATTTGACCTCAACATCAAGAAGAGATTCCTTGATTTTATCGTCTTCTGTAACTTTATGGTTCAAGGAGATAAGCGCGGGCATCCGTTTTCCCAGACGTTGAAAAAAGTCTGGATTTCCAGGCATATAACCATCTTCTCTCGCTATTTTCAAGTAGGGTTGAAACATATTTGACCCTTTGATTAATTGCGACTGAAGGAAGTCGTCGACGACGACTGGCGGCCCTTCACGGCCCTGAAAATTGCCGTTTGTGATTATGGGCACATTAAGTATGCTTGCTAGTTCTGTTGTGTCTGTCATATTAGCGCCCTCCTTCTATCTTGCGGCCTTTATCAATTGTCGCGTTGATGTATTTTTTCCCATGGGCAACCACGATTTCAGAGAAAGATTCTGAAATTTTTTCAACCATAACTTCGATGATCGCTTCCTTTATTCTCACGGGAATTTTCGTCATAAGTTGTATAGGCACAAAAAAAGGGGCTCCAAAAACCGCCAAGGAGAACGGTTCTTGTGTCCCTGATTTTGCAGGCATCCGGGAGCTACCCGCCGCCTTGTGCCTATCTGTCAAAAAACGTTAGCCTAGTTTTCACCTTGCTCGTATTATATCAATTCCACGTTTCATGATGTCTCCGGTCGCTAGTGATAATTTTCAATTATTCTATTACCAAGGACCACAGAATATCGAAGCATGATTGCAAGTTGCTTGGACAAAAGATGCCGTTCTCCTTCTGACAATTTTTGGTATACATCGATAAAAATAAAATCTGTGAGGGTCTCGATCTTCCTGTCGAGTTCTTCTTTTTCAGCTTCAATATATTCCTTGCCAACTATTGCGAAGGGGAGACCTGCCCTGTTTTTTTCATTGCATTGCACACACAATGTTTTGACAAAATCATTAGATGCCCTTACCGGAAGCCCTTTTCCCCCACACCCTTCGCAGGTTTCTTGACTTTTCGTTTCAATCGCTTCAATCGCATCAAGATCCTGTCCACTTGTGTTCTCTGCATCAACACGCAGACCACCGAATTTTTCTTTCAAATCATGAATGATAGCGTCTTTTGATATAGTGCTAAAAAGTTGGCTGACAAGGGGATGCCACCCACGATTGACTTGCTTTTTAGCGTCTGTTACAGTCATGATGCCTCTGGCAACCGTTCGCCCGGCTGCGCATAAAATCGATATGTTTGCCCCAATAAATCAAGATCTGGAATTTCATCAGCCGGCGTAAAATCTTGCCCACGATATATCTTTGCCCAACACACACAGCCAAAATCCCATGCCAACTTTAGACGTGGGAGGATAGGATCGTCAAGCGCCACTTTAAGCCCGTTGAATAGAGCATGCTCAGGCCGGATAGTGTGCCCGTCGTGGAGGTTGCTAAATTCGATGCCGGTTGCTGTAAGACCGTTCCTGGCCGCTGTAAGCAGACCCTCAAAATATGAATTCTGCCGGGCCTGACGGAAGGAAATATTGAGATCGTCGCGAATCGCCGTATCCATTGGGATACCGAAGCCTGCAAGTATTGTCACAGCCGCCGCGTAATAGGCTTTCCATGCTGCCTTTTCATCTGGTGCGTCCAGCGTGGGGATGATGGCGGCTTTCAGAGCCTCTAAAATTTCGAGTTGTTTGGCTTTGCCCTCTTCCGAATCATCGCCAAAATTGCGGAGGCGTTTGACGGTAAAGGTTGATGCGGCTTCCGATGGCTGCACGTCGTCGTAAATTTTGACGGGCATCTGCTCGAGGTATGCTTTCGCCTCTTCAGTCGCATCGACGTATGACTCTGGCGTCGGAGTTTTGCGGGGAAAGTCTTCGTTTCCTGCCGGGATTGCCACCGGAACAACCGGTTCTTCTTCGTCCCCTTCAGCCAATTCAGTTAGCGCGCTTAACTCTGTTGATTCTTCTTCCTTCCTCTCAATGACGATTTCCTTTTCAACATCTTTGTCAATCTCTTCGTTTGACGTTTCCTGGTCGGCCGGTGTCGTTGGTTGGATGCGCTCAGGAAATATAAGTTGCAATGTCGGGATTAGTGCCAAACGGTCAGGGGCAAAATTTACTCCGGCAAAAATTCTGTTAAATTGGTAAGTAAAAGCATCTGAAACCCGGCCAGCATCAAGAAATTCGAGCCCTTGTTTCTCCCTTGCCCCTTCTGATTCTGATTTAGCCCGGCTCCCATACTTGCCCTCGCTAAGTGCCGTTGAGCTGCCTGTATAGACAATCGAATCTGTTTGATTTTTTGCAGTCCAAAAGTCGAGAAAGATCTGCGCTTCTATTTGGAGTTTTACGCTTTCGATCTCCGTGGTTTTGTTGAATAACGAATGCGTACCAGCCGCGAGTTGTCCGACAGATTCAAACAATTCTGCACGCTTTGCCTTGCTGGTGGAGTCTTCCCCCGCAATATCAGGCCCATATTTCGCTAGCCATGAACCGAGTCCGGCTTTTTGAATTCCTTGCCGCCAATATCCAAACACCTTGATCCATGTCTTATGCCAGGGCTTTAAACATCGATCAATTGCGTTGCCGTATGGGTTGTCAAGCTTTGAATCGTAGGCATACGACCAATATACGTTGGAGTTAAGAGGTTTGTCGGCGAGTATCCCGTATGGTTCAACTTTGTAAATTCCCGGAGGCCGGTCAGGGGGATCAAAAACGAATTCGTCAGGATCACGTGAGTAGATCCGCCCTACAAAGAGCTTGCCCTTATAAGGATCAGTCGTTTTCAGATACCATCCATTTTGAGCTACGCAGAAACCGCTATCTTTAGCAGTCTTTTCCAAACTATCTATTACTGCCGAGAACCCTGTTTTGACAAACCCCTCGTCATATTGCCATGCTAGAGTTTCTAAAAGTTCAGGATCTCCGTATTGGGGCGTTGTGTATACAAGCTGAGGTGGGGTGTAAGCACCGTCGTCGGAAGCTTCAAGACCCCGCGCTGAAATAAAAAGATGCCGAATATTGCGAAAATTTTCCATCGCTTTATGGTTTGGAATATTCGCAAAATCAAAATATTCTTCGGGGGGGGTGTCGTCAGGGTTTGTATTGGGAGGGGACCCGTAGAAATCACGGTCTGCGCGGCGTCCCCAAGGGGTGCCGTCTGATTTCAAAATGAGGTTGGTTTCTCGCTGAGAAAATGGAGTTTCGGCCATACTGACAATGTAAGGCAGTATGGCCGATTTGTCAATTCTTTTTATGAAATATCATAAATTCTAATTGTGATCTTGCCCCTCCTCATTGATGTAATATCGTTCGATCTCCATGACGCAATGGGAGATCCACTCGTTGGCCTTGTTAATGTGATCTAACCGGTCAATATGATATTGACACTTTTTCGCCCTCTCAAGGTTCAATATGCACTCCTTGAGGATAGAGGCGATTTCCAGGTTGATGGGGTTCTTGTTCTTCCCTCGCCTGAAAACGTGCATGAATACCCATCCCCGAAGCTGGCCGCTCCATGATTCTCCTGTCATAGCCAGGTGCGCTTTGATAGCCGCACCCTCTTCGGGCGTCCACCGTCTCCCCCCGTACCTGATAGGGTAATATTCTTTATGCCCGCATTCTTTAGTGGCATTTTGGTTTTTCGGCTGTGCGCCTTGGTTTTTCAAGACGGGAACCCTTTTGCTTCATACCGTGAATTTTTCCGGTTCCACCGGAAAAATTTATAGACTTCTGGGTTTTGACGACTCTCAACGTGCCGGTTTCTAATGTTGATCCTTTTCTTCCCGCCGAAATCTTTCGGCGTTCTATCAGTGATTGTCCCCTGATTGAAGAGAAGCTCGTATTTTACAACATTTTCCATGATAATCTCCTTGTAAGTGGGGGCTTGCGCCCCTGGTTATTTAGATGTGTACTGCTCACCAAATTTCTTTAATCCCCTGTTGACAAGTTTGTTGAAACCCCGCGACATTTCCGTAAGCTGCTCTTGTACGGAGCATGTCAGCCCGGTAACAATTTGTTGCTCATGCAACGGAACATCTTCGAGCTCTTGCATGATTGCGCTGAGGTGTTTTTTGATTGCGAGATATTTTTTATTTGTCATGGTGTTTTCTCCTTGTAAGTGGGGGCTTGCGCCCCCCGGTTCGCTAGTTACGAGTGGTTGCAAAGTTTGCTTTGCAACCCATTTTGTCAGCAAGTTCATACACCTTTTCGTACGCTTGCTTAAGCGTACGAAATCCCGCAGTACTTTGCAGGGTACCCTGCAAAAAAACTTCGAGTTTGTACCCATCTTCCGCTTGCAAGATTCCTGCCGTCGCGAATCCAAATTTCTTTGAATCCAAATCAAAGCCGGCTTTGATTTTCACATTGGAATCGTAACATTTTGATTTGTAAATTTGAATCTTGTTTGTCTTTTCCATTTTTTCTCTCCTTGTGTGTGAGTTTTTATTACCCTTTCCGTAATCTCTATATATAATATAGTGCATTTCTTTGTATTTGTCAAGCAAATACAAAGAAAAATTACCCCTTACCGCATTTTATTTTAAGAAAAGCCTGGCTTCGCCTGTATACGTGAAAACGGAACAAATAAAAAAATCACCATTTGCACGAAACTTGACAATATTTCGTGCGCGCCTATTTTGGAAGCATGCCATCACGAATCATGCGACGCCTAAAAAAGAAGCCTTTTCGACCTTCGAAGGCTACCCCTGCCAACATCAAACTCCCTCCATACACTCCGGCCAGCCCACAAGCCAAAGCCTTTCATGAGTGCAAGAAACCGATCAAGGCACTCTTCGGCGGGGATCGGGCGGCCAAAAGCGGTACCGTCGCGTATGAGCAAGTATGCCGCATACGCGAAAATCCTAAAACTCTCCATTGGTGCGTTTGCCTCACACAGGAAAAAATCTACTCTATCTGGCAATGGTATAAAGTCTGGTTAGCCCCACACGAATACAAGGTTGTTGGCTGGTACAGGCAAGGCGAGGATATCCCCTCTGCACTCCGCCACAAGAACGGTTGCCTGCTCAAATTCAAAACGGCCAAATCCGGGCCAGGCGCATTTTCGGCTGACAAGGTGCGCTCCTGCGTTGTGGACGAAGACCCACAACGAGCCACGCCACAGGGCGAAACAATATGGAATGATATTCTTTCCAGAACATTGCAGGGGGGAGAAATATTCCTGGCGGCCACGCCTATCCTCGGGAAAAATTGGATGTACTACCGGGTACATCTCAAGAATCTGGGAAAGGGCAAAACCGTATCCAACGACATTGAAAGTTGGAATGTCTCACTCCGCGACAATATTTTTGTCTCGGATAGAGACAAGGATCGCGCTCTTGCGAACATGTCCGAAGATGAGATACAACGCCGCTTTTACGGCATGTTTACGACGCTCACAGGGGCGGTGTTCAAGGAATGGAACGAGGATCGGCACGTCGAGGACTTCGACGGGCTGCCCGCCGACATCCGCAAATGCGTGAGTATTGATCTAGGCAACAAGCACCCGTTCGTAGCTCTCTATGGCGGGATGTATGACGAAAAACTGTATGTCTGGTCCGAATACTACAATGTTGGCGCGACGACAAAGCAGCATGCCGAAGACGTGTTGCTCCTCGAAAGTGATTACTCACATTTTCGCGATATGCTCAATTTGACGCTGCGCGAAACGAGGGTGTGTGATTGGGAAAGGCAGACGCGCGTTGATTTGGAGAGTTTTGGAGTTTGGACGGAGCCAGCTAACAAGGATGTTGATCGGAGCTTAGACTTGCTCAATACATTGATGAAGGAGGACCGCCTTGTCATCCATCCGCGCTGCACTCAACTGGTGCGCACCGTGCCGATGTTCCACTGGCGGCCACAGAGGGCGGGTGCTGACGAGAAGGAACAAGTCGTGAAGGAAGATGACGACGCCGTGGACGCATTGCGGTACCTGGCTATGTACTTCTTCGGGGAAGGGACCCCGGATTATGAGATTATGACGGGCTAGACAATAATCTCCAATGCCTTATTTGATTGATTTTTGATTATGCCATGGAAAAAATTCATATCAAAATTATATGAATCTTCACAATTTTCAAAAAGAAGTTGCTCCGCCATATTATTTGTCGAATAATTCATAGCGCCTTCCTTTTTTCATCGTACATTTCCTGGATTCGTTTAATGGGATCTTCCGGAGGGTTTTTGTCCAATTCGATCAGGAGGTTTTCGAGTATTAGCACTTCTTGCAAATCATCTACTATATCATTCGTTCTCGCCAATTTTTCAATAATCGATGCGTATTGTGATAAGGGCCAAGCAAATTGTGACGGGTTTTGGCCCTTATCAATATTGGCATCCAATGCAGTCTTGAAGCTCAGATCAAGAATCAGATCTATTATGTCCGCTATTGTATATGGCGGTGTTTGATTAGCCTCAGTATACTTTTTGATCCAAGTGCTACCTATCCCTAATTTTTTCTGTATTTGGGATACAGTAAGCCCTCTCGACCTGAGCACCTGGGCATAATTTTTATAATCTTCACTATATGACATAGACGTTTTTGTCGTTTTTGAACTACGTAACAAGGGTAGTAAGGCAAAATGCCCCACCTTCTAACATAAAATATGACAATTACGTCACACTGTCAAGCTTTTTTTAGAACATCGTTACCTGCTGACGCTCCGTCGAAAAATTCGTGATCAATATTTCTTCGCGCCTGTTCTTCATGTTCCGCCTCTCGCCTAACGACGTGACGTGTAAGCCGTGTTCCTCTGCCAACGCCATCACAAGCGGGTGGCGAAATTCTGACAGCGCAAAACGGATGCCAGAGCTTGTCAGGATGGTAAACAAGTCGCGGGTGTCGGATTCTGTGAATCCGGTCTTGTAGTTGTGGGTTGTGCCGAGGAATGGCGGATCAGCATAGATGAAGGCTTCTGTATATGCTTTCCTATGTTCGTCTATCCAATAAATTTTATCAAAAATATCCCGAAAATCCGCATTCATAAACTTAATCGTATTGCCAAAGTATGTCGTCTGTATCTCATTTAAAAGATACGTTTTTGAATTGGAGGAACCAAACTTAAACACCTCCGATTTCCCCATATACCCAAAATTCGACAGCATTAAAAAGCGAACCGCCTTCCACACCGGATCTTGCTCCTCAGTCTCTTTCCAATGTTTGAACAGCGACTCATGCACAGGCATTGTCGTCAGCGCGTCGAGGAGTTCTTCCTTACGTTCCTTGACCACAAAAAACAGGTTATACACGTCATCGTCGTTATCATTGGCGATGACGTATTTCACGCGGTCCACCATTGCGAAGGCTACCGCGCCGCTTCCCAAAAACATGTCAACGAACGTGGTAATGTTCTCCGGGAACAATGGGAGCAACACCGGGAGCAACCTTGACTTATTTCCTAGCCTTCGTAGCATACTCACCTTTTCACCAGATACGGAAACTCTTTTACGGGCCGCCGAAACTCGTTTACCGGCTCCGGCGTTTCACTCTCGAAATGTTCAGTTTCGAGAGGCTTCAACGGAGCTGCATCGTGGGCGATCTTTTTCATATCTTCGCGCGCCATCAGGGGAGCGTAACAGCGAGTGACCCCGTGGCCTTTTTGCTTTAGGAAATATTCTCCCGGAGCAAGCTCGGCGACTCCTTCTGGGCACGATTTCATGAATACTCTCGCCTGCGCTTTGTCCATCTGATGGCAGCAAAACGTTTTGACGGTATCCCTCACCATTGTGCTTGATACCGCCTCACGTGTCCACATTTGCGCGTCAGCGGCGGCAAACATTCCACACTTGCGCCCCTCGTTTACGATCTTAGAGTGTGTTTCTGCTGCCGCGTCAAAATCTGCGTATAGCGAGATAACCTCTGAAAATATGACAAGAATCTGAGGAAGGCCGGCGACACTCTTTAAGGCTTTTCGTCGCTGGAACTCCGTATAAATCTTGTGAAGCATCGCCGGCACTTCATCTTCTTCTGTACAAATTTCGACGCCTGACAGGTCGGAAATATCTCCAATCCGTGAGCTCACTCCTTCCTCGTTTTTCCCGTGGAGGTCAACGCCCATCACCAACCCACCAGATGCCCGAACCTGTGCAATGATAAGGGCAAACAGGTTGCTTTTCCCATTGCCAGGATCGCCGCCGATATTGATCGCCCGCAATTCTTTAAGGGATTTTTTGACAGGTTCTTGTTTTTCATCATAGCCTAAAAAAATGTTCGGTCCGGAAATATCTCCTTGCGCCAAAGCGAACACCCCTTTTCTATGGTGATTATCAGGAGGGGTGATGTCGATGGCCCCTGACAGCATTTTCGCTTGCTCATAGGAATGGATGTCTCTGCTCTTCATTTCCACCAGGTATAATTCAATTTCCTTCATGGTCTGTCGAATTTGGAGCTTTTGAATGTCAGGGGGAGCATCACGTTTCATGGCCACAATGACCGCAGCAATTTCTTGTGATTTGTGCCAGAATATAACTGGTGCGCATGCGAACACGAAAAGCACAGAAGCCGCCAGCGTGATTGTCCAAATAATCATCCGGATTTCTTTCTGCTCCTGTATCCGTGGTAGTGCCTCTAATGTTTGTCGGATCTCAGCCTGCGCAAGCGCCAACTTAAGGCGCGCGGTAGCGGCTTTGTCCTGGTCCAGCAGGAGTCTTTCAATCTTCGCTTTTTCCGTGTATTGTGCGAGGACAGGAGACTTTACGCCGGCAAACCGTGCGACCTCTGCCATTTGGGGTAGCCTCGCGAGAATCACAAAAAAGACACAAATAACGAATACAGCCAACAGAACCGGTCTCCACATTTTTTTCATTGAGCTCCCTCTGTTTTCTCAGGTAAAATTCGGTCGACCCTCTGCATGCAGGAATCAAACATCAAGAGCACTGCGAACAGGATGCACAGCCCCATCAACAAGGAATAGAGATTCATGCCCTTGTTGATCTCCTGAAATGTTTTCTTGACCGTGGGCTTTATTTTCATAGCCACATCCCCAACGCGCCGACCACAGCGCACACCAGCAGCAAACCTTTCCAGTGCCGCCGCAAGAAAATACAGATATACGCCGACGACGCGAAGGCTATGACCGAGAGCATAACGCCCAATAGCAGGCCGATCCAAAGCATGTCCGGGATTTGATCGATGATGAAGTTGAGCATAAATCCTCCTTATTCCAGCGTACTAAAAATATCGGCGACCTCAGAAATAACGTCCCCGACCTGGACCCCTGGGGTGCCCGACGCAACAACCAGATTAGAGATCCGCTCTTCCAGCATCTCTTTGATCGCATTCATCTGTTGATGGTGCTGTTTCGTCATTTCTTCGACGAGAGCGTCAAATCTCGCCGTTTCTTCAATATTGTCCAAAAGCATTGCTGATGCTAATTGGATTGTCCCACAGGATTCTATGAGATCTTCAGCCTTTGGATATGTGCCGGGTTGCCAACGCAGAAGGATTTCGCGGTTAAAATTCCCGTTTCCGTTCCGATCTACCGACTTGATCAAGGGTTTGCGAATCATTCTACACTCTCCTTCATGATGCGTTCCGCCGTCAGGGACCGGAAGCAGATGCCCTCTGCATGATCGCCATACCACCGGGTAGCCTTAACATGCGACAATCCTAGATCGAACCCCATATACACAACGTTGCGTTTTTTGTTCGTCATCGCGCCGAGAAGTGCCCCGTTTGCGTTGTCGAATTGCGGGTTCTTGGTAATCCAAAATCGGTCATCAATTTCTTTTAGATATGGGAGAATGAGTTCTCCGCCTTTCCCGGTCAGGAGGATCTCTCCAAATTCCTGTAAGTGTTCAGCCGGTATTTTGGTCAGGAGGTATGACCAAACTTTTTCCGCGATTTCTTTCGTTTTTTCGTCGATGCCGCCAGGAATCCCCGGGACCAGAGAACCCTTGTACTCATATTTCCGTTCTAATACCGCGAGGCGGGCCTTCTGCTCGCTGATAGTAATCCCCCTCCGTGCCAATTCAGATTGCAGCAATACAGCAATCTGATTCATCCCCAGGCCATCGTGAGTTCCGCACCTGTTTCCGCGCGCTCCGTCTCGGATGTCCACAACGTCGGTTGTGCCTCCGCCGAAATCGACGACGACTCCCTTTTTAAAAATTGCCTTTTTGCCATATTCTACCCCAGCAAACACAGCCGCACAGATTCCCTGTGCTTTCGTTTCAATGGACGCTGAAAACCGGATATCATCGATCTGCCATTCTCGGGTATAGAGTTTCTCGACTTCCGGTCCGAGCGTCTTAGCAATCTTCAGAGGGAGCGCCATAACGCCTTGCACGTGATCGCCATTCTGAATGCCCAACCCCGCACACGCGGCCAAAAATAATTTCTGATGGAGGGTTCTCGTCACCCAATTCAGATCTTTCGCAATATTCGGGGGAAGCTGTGAATACTTCGCGGCAAATTCTCCAGCACTGAAAGGCGGGGTGTGAAAGTTTAAATCTACAATATCATTTCGTTGTTCAAATTTCATCTTTTCTCCCATGTATAATACATTATACATATTAATAATACTATATTGTCAACACTTCTTCCAGAATAGCCGAAAAAACAGAAATGTCAAGCTTTATTATCACAATGTATATTATAGTGGTAATATTAGGGGAATTACAGCAGAGAATCCGGGGTGCGGTACCATTCTCCACACGAAACAATGTTGCCGGAGCCGCCCCACAATCACACCGTGAAGCCGTCAAGGAGATGAACCGGCAACACTGTTGGCGTGAAGATGGGGCGTTGTTCGATGTTATTCATCATCATTGAAGTGCGTACCTATTGAATATCCTGGGAGGATCTCCATAATGCAATCTATCATTTCAGCCTCTTCCTTAATTTTGTCAGCATGTTCCTGGCGGTGTTCCCTGTGTTCTGCATCAAGTTCCATCATACGTTTTGTGATGTTGTCGAACAGTTTTTTATCTGCCGAAATTTTCTCTTGAAAAAATGCGGTGGTCTTCTCCAGTGCGATAATATACGCTTCAGAAAGCGATTGTTCTTCTTCAGTGAGATCTAATCCTATGGCTACCCTGTCATGCTCTTTGAACCAGAAACCATTATCCTTGATTTCTTCTTCGTCAATCGAAACCATGTTCTTGATTTCACCACAAAAAAACGGATTTGTATTTTCATATTAATGTCCCCCCCCTTTTTAACATCTTTTCGTATTCATGGTACCCGTAGAGTGGGCCTTCGAATGAATTCACAAATGCTTCATACTGCGTCGCGTCTGCGCAACTCCCACCGAAGACAAAACAATTTTTCAACCCATCGATCGAACGGTAGGTTGCGAGGGAGAGTGTTATATCAAGAAGTTTTTCTAATTTTTCATACCCTCCTTCCCACCATTGGCCGTTGCAATGGATAACTTTCCCGTTTTTCAAGGTAATATCAAATTCTCTCCCTGCAAACGCCTTCCACCCTGGCGCGGGTCTTTCAAATTGGTAGCACTGATAAAAAAGGCCATCAGTGCCGTACAGGCTCCTGCCGACCTTCGTGTATTCCAGGATTGGCGCACGATCTAGAACAAGGGCGATCCCCTCGTTGAATTTGACTTTTGCGAGTATTCTCAAAATGTCCTCCAACAAAAAAAGCCTTCACAGCGAGATACGATGGGCACTACCCCACGCCGGAAAAACACCCGACTCTCACCATGAAGGCCAAAATTATTAATCAGTGTATTTCGTATGGTCTGAAGTCTGCCATAGCTACCCGGCAATATCAAGGACTTTCCGATTGAACAACGGCGAATCCTTAAAGACGCGATTCTTGCTCAACTCGATATACTCAGGATTGATGTCAATTCCGATGTAATCTTTATTCAGGCGTTCCGCTACCATCCATGTGGTTCCCGCGCCGTGGAAGGGGTCAAGAACGGTACCGCCTTCCGGACACCCTGCCTTGATGCATGTCTCCGGTATTTCAGGAGGGAAGGTGGCAAAGTGTGCGTCTTTGTACGGTTTGGTAGTGATGGTCCACACGTCGCGTTTGTTGCGGGTAAGCCCATTTTTGCCTGACATAGAATTGCATTCAGCCCCTCTTCTCGAATCCTTCCTTGCCCCTCTATCGTCTTTAGGATAGGCTGCCGGTTCTTTTATCGCGTCATTATCAAAAAAATACTCCGCCGACTTGCTCAACAAGAAAATAAACTCATGCGACTTCGTGCAACGGTCGGTCACGCTCTCCGGTATGGGGTTTGGCTTGTGCCAAATAATGTCTTGCCGCAAGTACCATCCATCGCCTTGTAATGCGAACGCGACGCGCCAGGGAATGCCAATCATATCTTTTTCTTTTGTCCCAGAAGGGACCTCAGGTCCTCGGTTTCGCTCAATAGTTTGGCGATCCTGTATTGCCTGATTTCCACCTTCAAATTTTATCCCTCGTTTTGGGTTGCGGGCGTATGAATCCCCCAAATTAAGCCACAACGTGCCGTCTGAACGTAGCACCCTCCTAACCTGGGAGAACACAGCCACAAGCTTCTGCACGTATTCCTGCGGCGTCTTTTCGAGTCCTAGCTGCCCTTCCACCCCATAGTCTCGCAAATTCCAATACGGCGGAGACGTCACACAACAGTGAACCGATTGGACCGGGAGCGTTTTGAGCGTTTTGAGAGCATCTCCTGTCAATATTTTCATTGTGTTTTCACCCCTTTATGGTTTTTCGCATACCACGCTTTCGAGTGTATTCTATGAGGATCTGCTTGCCTTGCCTCTTTATCCGCCAGTGCTTGATCTGCCAGCTGCTTCAGATATTCGTCCGATTGCGTCCTGAGCAGATACTTTTCACGCCCCTCTGCTATTCGGGCGGACGTGGTATGGTAGGCCCGCGATTTGAAAGATTCCGGAAGTTTTTCGCCGGCCCCCATCGATTCCCCGATATTATCACAGCACAATTCGCAGACTTTTTGATATTCGCCTGTATCTGTCAAAAAACAATTGCGAATTTTGTGCCGTTCGATGCAGTCATATAGCTCTTGTGTGCTCATACATCCACCCCAAAATTTTGACACATTGCTGCGAACTTTTCCTGAAAGTTCGCTTCTTCCGGAGGTTCGCACGGCTGTTGTGGTTTGCGCGCTAGATAATATGCAACATCATAGGCTTTCCTTTCCTCCCGATGCGCTAGATAATATGCAACATCATAGGCTTTCAGACGCTTCTGATTCGCTGTCCGCCAGGCTTTTTTGTAGTCGGTCCTTGCGCTCATAGACACCTCATCCTGTAAGTACTGCTAACGTTAATATTCATTGACTTCGCATTTCTTGTGCCTGCTCGTATCCGCTCCAATTATCGACGCCAGCAGAGGTTAAGCATGCCAGGAAATCAACATCTTCCTGCATGTTTGTTGCTATTTTCAAGACATCCTGTAGGCATGCGGCCAAAGGGCTGTTCTCAATTTTTTCAATCTCCAAAAACTCGTCCAGTGCTTTTTGTGCGGATTCGATTGTGTACATGATTCTCTCTCCTGTAAGTACTGCTAACGTTAAAATTCCAGCAGTCGTGGCCGTACATGGACGGTCGGTCCTTGCGCTCATAGACCCCTCATCTGTAGCCCCCCCCTGAAAGCAGAGGGGTATTTTTGGCGCAATGCAGATACCTCGTTACAGTTCAACGCAATTTCTGTGCCGTCTTTTGTGATGCCGGTTCCGGATCGCTCAAAGCCAGGGTCCTGGATGTAGGCAAAGCTGGTAAGGGCAATCTGTTGCTGACCATTGGCGGCTGTCACACATCGTCGCGAAATTGTTATGTCTTGTTTGCTCATATTGTTGCAATTGGCCCCACGCGGCCAGGACGTGACGCGGTAAGATGCCCTTCAGTTTCAGCAGGATCAATTTTGTTGTCCATGTCGTTTTTTCTCCTCTGCCGTAAAGTTGTAATTGTAAGGAATAATCCCCCTCTATAGAGGGGGGATTATTACAATGACTACAATACAAAAATTACAATAAAATTACAATTTACAAATGCTGTGTAAGTGTAATGGAAACAAGTAGTTATATATGAATATGCCATAGTATAAATTACAAGAATTACAATGAAATTACCGTAAAACAGTAAACCGTTAATTTATAACAACTTACAAGAGCAAATTACAATAATTACAATGTAAATTACAATTTTTAGGCGCACCTAACTTTCTTAGGCAGAGCCATCAAAATAACTCCTTGCATAGCGTGACCTTGCCTGCAACATTTTCGATGACTTCGGCAGTCCGCATTGATTCATAATGGTTCCGGGCAGTCTTGTCTGCACAGCCAGCAAACTTGATATATCGCTTTATCAACACGGCTTTTGTCAGCGCGCCTTTACCCAAAACCGTCCGGAAATTAGCTTCTATTTCTTTGGTTTTCTTCGGCACCTTTGCAGAGTTCTCAGGGTCGTAATCGATAAAATGGGCCATCCCATCTTCTTCGAATGAAAACGCGGCATAGATACCAGAATCCGCGCTATTTCTTGACTTCGCATTCCGGAAGTCCGACGTCAAAATATGCACTTTCCGACCGTTATCATTGACTTTCTTAATCTGGAGCATCATAGTATTCTTCCGCATGAACAAGCTCCCCAAATGACCCATAGCTTTGCCGTCATCGTCCTTACTGTTTGGGGCGGCATGGATTGTGCAGAGGACCGCACAATTCTTGACCTGCGCCGCGTTCATCAGGTCGACATAGAATGCGTTGGCCATCTCCTGAATATTCATATCCGGAGTCGTATCAATCAGTGTATCGATGACCACCAAACCCACTTTCTCAGTGATCGACTCAAGTTTTTCCAATATCCAGAATCCAATATCATCAGAGACGGTTCCGCAAAGTTCAATAATAAGTTGCCGAAATTCGCCATCTTCATCCAAAAGATTATTTTGCACAGCATGTGTTCGCTTGGCAATCCGCCTGAGCATTTTCTTGTGATCATCTTCTTTCCCCTCGGTTGCAAACATAACAATGCACTCATCAGGCTCCAAATGTATTGTAAAAGGGCACTCAGGCTCGCACCCTGGCATTAACGCTTCACTCAACAACACTTCTACGCTCTTCGTTTTCCCGTTCCCCTGGCGAGCCACAATAATGCCTACGTCATGCCTGGATACAAGCTCCCATTCATTCTCGCCTGGGTTCGGTCGGTACGTGATGAAGGGCTTTTCGTTGTTGTAATCACCTTGCAACGTAACTCTTGTTTTTCGCTTAAAAAATATGCTGTTCTCTAATTTCTTTCGTGAAATTGCGGGGAGATTTTCAAGAATATCGATTGAAAAAAAGCGAGGGGTTTTAAGGAGTTCATTTGCGACGTTTCTAAAGCCTTCCAGCTTTAGAAATTCGATGACTTCTTGCTTCAACGAGACGATCTGCTGGCCGCGTTGCGTTGAATATTCAAAATCGTTTGAGGTTTCCGACACGATTACCGGGAGATCACGTTTGGTGAATGTTTTATAGCCTAATTCTCCGGATAGAAAATCAAGGTATCTCACAACGTCGAATTCTATTTTCGTCTTGTTCTGGTATGTTTTCTCATGCCAGAAAGCCCACGCCGGACGGGGTGTTTCGTCAAGCTTTTGGATATATTCGTCAAGCTTTTGCCGGATAGATGCTGGTGACACATCGTTGGCATGACTATCCTCTGCTAACTGATGACCTATTTTTTCGGCATTCCTAACATATGCTTTATCATGCACTAGTTTTGCATGATACGTAATATTTGCTGCTGACGGGGTGACGTCACACAGGTGCGCTAGGTATGCCGGGCCTCCTATTTCTTCAAGCGTTCCCTGCGATTGTAGCTCGTCTCGCATCACGAGCAAAGGATCTCCAATGCCATTCCCATTGCACGAATCTGCAAGGCGGCAAAACGCTTCAAAAATAAGCCTGTGTGATTTTCTGTAGAAATCGCGGGGATGCATCAAGTCTCTAGCTGACTTGATGGCATCCGTCGATAAAAAGCATGCTCCTAATACCGCCTGTTCTGCTTCGATGGACATTGCAGGCATAGAGATTGTATTCTCTCCCATAGCATATCCACCCTAGAATATAATGTTGTAATTTTCGGCCAATTGTGGAAGCCCTAAACGTAGGCCCTCGCGGATGACTGCGGCGTTGAAACCAGGGAGCCTCCGCCCTTCGGCAAGCTGTAAATCGCTTTGTACTTCTGGGTGTTTTGAAAGCTGAACAACCTGAGCTTTGATCTCTTCGTCGACTAAAACGTGTATTGATTTTTTCATAATTCCAGACTAATACATGTATACGTTTTTGTCAAGCAAAAAAAAGGAACCATCCGACATTCCCGAACAGTTCCTTGCGTTTTTTATGCTGGGTCATTACGTCGTCGCCAGGTTCGGCGTAGCTCGCTTCATGCCAATTTGTCCGCTCACCAGCATATTTCTTGTACACCGCCGTACCAATAGACGATGAGGGGCTTTCCCCCTACGTTACATTTTACTACCTCCTATTTGTAGTTGTAAAAGACGGAAAACTAGATTTTAACTAGTTAGGATACTTACCACTGTAAAAAGTCAAGATTTTTTTTAACGATTACGACATGCCTACGCGTTCCTTCGTTTTGCGCAGGATCTCATTGTAATTATTTTGGTGATCTTCCTTCCATCCGGCAGTTACTTCCTCTGATGTGCCATTCGTATCGTGAGGGCGTGCCGATGTTTTGGGACGGTACGTGAGGATTTCATTGTACAGCTTTTCAATGAGCAAGCAATTGTTTTTCTCCTTCTCCGCCATGGTCCGAATGGCCCCCCGTGCCTCTTCAAGCTCTTCTTCAATGTGATTTTTTTCTCGAAGTTCTTCAGCCATCATCAAGAAAAGCGTACCACTCTTCTCTTTTGCGATCTTGACGCTTTCAGATTTTTCAATGTTTTCACTCCCATCCTTTTTAAGGTGTGTTTCAAGATCGTCAATTAGCGCCTGTGCCGGCACTTCAATTGTTTCTGTGATCATAATTATTCTCCCCCCAATTTTACTGACAGGTTGGCCCCGCAACGGGCATTGCGGTGGTGATCCCTCGCGTCTTGAACTCCGTTTCTACTCCGAATATGGATACGCATTGCCGGATATGGCCCAGGTCAACCCCGCGCAGGTCAGCCCCGCACAGGTCAACCCCGCGCAGGTTTGCCCCGCACAGGTCAACCCCGCGCAGGTTGGCCCCGCACAGGTTGGCCCCGCACAGGTTTGCCCCGCGCAGGTCAACCCCGTGCAGGTCGGCGTTGCGCAGGTTTGCCCCGCGCAGGTTGGCGTTGCACAGGTCGGCGTCGCACAGGTCAGCCCCGTGCAGGTCGGCGTTGCGCAGGTTTGCCCCGCACAGGTCGGCGTCGCGCAGGTTGGCCCCGCGCAGGTCGGCGTTGAACAGGTATGCGTCGCGCAGGTTGGCCCCGCGCAGGTCGGCGTTGTACAGGTCAGCCCCGCACAGGTCAACCCCGCGCAGGTCAACCCCGCGCAGGTTTGCCCCGCACAGGTTGGCCCCGCACAGGTCGGCGTTGCACAGGTCGGCCCCGCACAGGTCGGCCCCGCACAGGTCGGCGTCGCGCATTGAGAATATCGGGATCATCTGCATCCGCCACGCCCAAAAAAGAAATTGTTTGAGAGGCGTTTTGAGAAGCTCAATCTGTTTGTTGAGGTTCCACTCAACATTAGCTTCTCCACTCGGGAATATTTCTAAAAATGCTTCAATCCCTGGGGGACACGCCCTCAGTTTTTTCAATTCTTCGATGTTTATGTTTATTTTCATGTTCATTATTCTCCTCTTCTGTGTTGCAGATAAACGGACACGACAAACACGGCAATTATGAGATATGTTTTCCAGGTGTTCATGGCATATTCCCCCTTATAAAGTCGCTGCAATACGTTTCTACGAGGGATATGCCATCATTCCAGCCTTTACAAATTGCCGCAAAGTATCCTTGCTTATTCAGCGCCAACAAAAGGGCCTTTTGCTCCTTACTTGCTCTGCCTTTTTCAGATTTCAACTCAATAAAAAGCCCGTGGTATGGGGTTTGTGGAATCGGTATAAAAATATCGGGGGTTCCTTTTAGGTACCCTGAACTTTTCATAAGCGATGCCTGCGAAATACTTGTCCATAATCCACCGGCAGATGCCATTGTTAGCGCCTTTATGGCTGGATATTTTGTATCTAGCCATGACATTAGAGCACATTGCAATGCCATCTCAGGTTTTAGGCGTTGCCGCCCCATCATATATTGATTTTGGTCATCAATGTTCATTCCGGGATTCCTCCCTCTCCCAGTGGGATCTCTTCCGAAAGTCTGTACCTCTCAATATTATTCACCCAATTTACTCCTTTCAGCGCTGTTGGCTTGTCCAACTCGTCCGAATCGGCCACAGCCAACACCTTTGCCCCCTCTTCCTCTGTGAGTTTATTGGTTGCGTTTACCATCCGTTTGAGCTTTTTCTTGAGGCAAGAAAGCTCTTTATATGCGGCGTATTCTTCCAGCCGGTCGATATCCCAACATTCCGAAATATCGCCTGACTCGATATGAAAGAATTTCCTGACGCTGGCTTCCTGCTCAAATTCGTTTACATCGTATTCACGCCAAATTTTTGCAATTTCCACATAAGCCTGTGCTAATGCGTCATCGCGTTCTTCCTGCGTGAGTTCGGGTTTTTCACCTGGGTAAAATTCTGCCTTAACGTCATCAGGATCGTCCGTATCCTGAGTGACCCCGGATTTGATGGCTTTTTCCTCGACGGCATGAATATCGATCTGTAATCTCCGCCGCCGCGCGATGACCTTTTCAAGCGCATCTGCTAACTCATCATCAGTTTTCGCCACAGGTTCTAACGTAACGACTTTGATGATCCCGTGTTTGGTGGACTTCTTAACCACCTTCATTTCCAAAGGGATGCCGGCAACTATATCGCCGGTAAGAGTCTGTATATAATGCAACGCGGCCAGGATGTTTTTTACGCTATTCCAACTATGTGTACGAAACTTATAGACCCCCATAAGATTCTTGAGGTGGGAGAGGCGGCACACTAAGATCCCGCTGATCTTGCATGTTTTGCTTTTAAAAAATTTACATGTGTTCGTGTCGCAGGGGATCTCTTTTCCGCCCCGCTGTGCAGTTTCCCCATCCCCTAAACAAAATAACCCGTCCGTATTGAACATTGCATATGAGTTCGGGAAATTCAGTGCAGTATCATCGTACAGAAGCTCAATCCTTAAGGACTTCGGCTCTTTCGGGAGCCCTTTCATAGCTTCATCGTCGACCTTGAAATTTTTCTCCGGGGTGCCGTCACGCTCTAATGTAGTGAGCGTGAAAAAATCATCCTTAATGGCTTCCTGATAATCTGCCCCGTCTTTGGATTTTTTTGTTTTGCCCTTCTTTCCGATCTTAATCTTTCCCTGCTCTGCGAGTGCCGTGTGTAAGTTTTTTATCATATTTCCCCCTTAAAAGTGCGCCATCACAGCGCGTTTGTGGTTGCTGACCGGAGACAAAACATCTTCATGCTTTTCAGCCAGCGCCCAACCGGTCCAATAATTAGTCAACCCATGGAATAATTCTTCCGTGATGGCGTCCTGCTGACGTTCCCCGATCAATTCATGGCGCAAAGTACGCAGATTTAAAAGTTGTGGATTCCTGACACCATAGCGGCGGCCATTGTAATAGAGATCCCATATGTTCGGCTCCCACTGCTTCAAGACGACATGTAGCAGTGGGTCATCTTCTACTTCGTCCAATGATTCCGGGGAAACATCATAATTGATTCCATAGACTTCAACCAGGTATCTTCCGTTGCGGAAGATGTGCGTGATACGACCTTGCTTCCCTGCTAGCCTTGTAATCCGTTTCGGTCGGTCCACCGTATCATAGTGGTTAATAAGGACTTTTTGGCCTTCTCTCACGCGCCCACCTCCCCGGTAAATACCCCGTTTTCATCCCATCCGAACGCTTTCAATGAATCTTCTACTGTGATTTCATCCGGTTCTACACCCATCAGGTAAAAATGGCCTTCTGATAGTTGTTTGCGTAACTCTATCAACTCCATGTAGAGTTCTGCTCTATTTCTTACCATCGGTTCTCCGATGATAACTTTTTGGCCTTCTCTCATTTTCTCTCCTTGTTTAGTGTTATTTTCGTATTCTCACCCTTTTTGATGGGTGCCTGCCATTTTCCCCGCTTCTGCCTCTGATACTAGAAATAATTTATCTACTTCTCTCTCAAACACGGAGGTTTTGTCTGGGGACTTTCTCCCTGTGTCCCCATTCCCGAAAATTCCCGACATATCCTTTCCGGTTCTCTTCCCAGGAAGAACCAATACCACGAAATGTGAATTTTCTTTCGGGCTGAAGACCTTGAAGGCCGCCCTGGCAGAATGCTTCTTGCTCCGCCAAATAGTGTCCCCTTTTACCAAAGGGAGTTTAACCCCGTCTTTTTCTATCTCCAACCATACGGCTGAAGATACGTACATCTCACCGCGTTCCGGTGTGGTGAAATGTTCTCGAAGTGCGATTACCTCGAGTTCATTTTTTTCTACTATAACATCTTTAAACCCCATTTTTTCCCTCCTTTTCGCACAGGTCAGCGTTGCACAGGTTGGCCCCGCGCAGGTCGGCGTTGCATAGGTCGGCGTCGCGCTGGTCGGCTTCGCGCAGGTCGGCGTCGCGCAAGTCGGCGTTGTACAGGTCGGCCCCGCGCAGGTCGGCGTCGCGCAGGTCGGCCCCGCGCAGGTCGGCGTCGCGCAGGTCGGCGTCGCGCAGGTTGGCCCCGCGCAGGTTTGCCCCGCACAGGTCAGCCCCGCGCAGGTCAACCCCGCG